TTACGTGTCTGGTATGTGCCGGCATTTGAAGATGAAGAAATAATACTGGAACCAAAGGAGTTTAGTGATGACATCCCCTTCTGAAGAAAGGCTGTTAAAAATTGCAGAGTTAACGGAGTGGTTGGGGATCTCCCATTCAACCATTTACAAGTGGGTAAACGATGGCAGCTTTCCAAAGCCGCTAGTGCTTGGTGATACGGGGGCCAAGAACAGTTCTACCCGTTGGATTGAAGCCGAGATCGTTGAGTGGCTAGCTACCCGTCCGCGTAGCAAGGTTACACCCAATGTCTGAACTCATGCTGTTGGGACCACCAGGGTGTGGTAAAACATACAACCTCATTCAACGTGTTGAGGACGCATTGAATGAGGGAGTCCAACCCGAACAGATTGGGTTCATGTCCTTTACCAAGAAGGCCGTTCAAGAAGCAGTGGAGAGAGCGTGTAGCAAGTTCGGGTTTGAGGAAAAGCGTCTGCCTTTCTTCCGCACCCTACACTCCATTGCCTTTCGGGGCTTGGGCATTGTGTCTGGGGACATGCTTTCCAAGGAGGATTGGCAGAAGATGGGCCGCGGTCTGGGCGTTGTGTTTGAAAATGCAGAGGGCGCGGTTCCTGACGATGGTATTCTTATCCCTGCCATTGGAGGTGACGGGGGTAAATACATCCAACTTATTGATCGGGCTCGTTACCGTTTGATTGGTTTAGATAAGGAGTTTAACGAGGCCGAGGATTGGTCGTTGTCCTTTGCCAAGATGAAACAAATATCAGAAACAACACAACAGTATAAAAGCACCTTTGCCAAACTGGACTTTGTAGATCTTATTGAACAGTACCTGTTTGTGGAACCGCCGTTCTTAAAGCTGCTGATTGTGGACGAGGCACAAGACCTTACTCCATTGCAGTGGAAGATGGTTAATCACATGAAGTCCAATGCTGAGAACGTAGTATATGCGGGTGACGATGACCAAGCTATCCACCGATGGACGGGCGTTGAGGTTGCAGAGTTTATTACCGCAACCGAAAACAAGATCATTCTAAGCCAGTCGTACCGGTTGCCCCGCACTGTATGGGCCTTGTCCCAGAAGATCGTAAAGCGGATCGACGATAGGGTTGAGAAGAAGTTCCTGCCCACAGCAGAGGAGGGCGCGGTTTGTTTTCACCTGAGTCGGGACACCATTCCTTACTACAAAGGTTCGTGGACAATCATGGCTAGAACCAACGGTTACGTTCGTGATTTTGCAGATAAGCTGCGGGAAGACGGATTTATGTACAGCGTTAAGGGTCGGCCCTCGATTAATCCGAAAGACGCTGATGCGATCATGGCGTGGCGCGATCTGCAAGCCGGCCGGTCTTTGTACTTGGGTCGGGTTAAGACGATGTACGCTCTGGCACCCAAGCAGGGGGACGGGGCTGTTGTAAAGCGCGGCTCGTCTAGATTACTTGAAGACGCGGATCCGGAATTGCAGTTAGACTACGATACATTGGTGCGTGACTTTGGTTTGATTGCGCCTTTGAACACAGATGCGATGGACATTGTGCGGTTTGGTTATCACCAGAAGCTATACGTCCGTTCGCTAGAGCGAAGAGGTGAGGACATCACCCAGCCACCGCGGATTAAACTATCTACGTTTCACGCAATGAAGGGAGGGGAGGACGATTACTGTGTGGTTTATTTAGGCACGACGAGAGCGTGTCTTGAAAGCAGATATCCAGATGATGAACACCGTGCATTCTATGTGGGAGTTACAAGAGCCCGAAAGGAACTGCACATATTGGATACAGAAAAAAGGTATAGGTACGAGATATGAACGTTAAGTCTGGACAGAAAATCATTGGGTTTAATACTCGTGGGGACAGACAAAAAGATGATTATTATGCGACCCCTCCAGAAGCTACCGATGCCCTGTTGTCTGTTGAATCTTTTGAGGGCGGTGTTTTTGAGCCTTGTTGTGGAGAAGGTCATATTAGTAAGCGTTTGGTTCAACGAGGTTACACCGTTGAAAGTAGCGATTTAATAGATCGAGGTTATGGAACTCCCCATAGGGACTTTCTGTTTGAGAGAGAGCAACGAGATAATATTATAACCAATCCACCTTATGCAAAGATGTCTTTGCAAATGGCGGAACACGCCCAATCAATATCCAAGCACAAGACAGCGTTTCTTTTGAAGATAACTTTTCTTGAAGGTATCGCCAGAAAAGAATTTTTTAAACGGCACCCACCCTCGAGAGTATGGGTGTTTTCAAAACGAATGTCTTTGTTCAAAGACGGCCAGTCTTACAAGGGAGGAATGATGTGTCTTGCTTGGTTTGTTTGGGAAACAGGATCAACAAAACCACCACAAATTGGATGGATATAGAGGAGAATAAATAGATGAAAAGAGTTGATATACTAGACAGCGCGTTAGACAAGATCATTGGGGACCGGCAAACAGAATACGGAGATGTGTATGATAGTTTCACCACCATATCTTTGGGGTGGGACATAATTGTAAAGAACGCCTTCGCTTCTCATGGCTGCATAAGTCCGATGCATGTTGGCCTGATGATGGACTGGTTGAAGACTTGCCGTCTGTTGGTGAACATAAACCATACCGATTCATGGGTGGATAAGGTTGGGTACGCCGCCCTCTCAGCAGAGGTTGCAGAACGGTATTCTGAAACCGGGGGAGTTTCCCCCGATGCTCAACCAGAAGAGGTAGAGCCTTCTCCTTGGGATGGTACGATTCAAGATGTGGAAACAAAGAGATGGCTAAATCAAGCAGTGGATTATGCCAAAGAGTTTGCCGAGCAAGAAAAGAAATACTTGGCTGAAAAAGGTGTTCTTGGGGTTTATAAAGATCTTTTAAAGAACGCTACTTTGGACGAATTAGATGCCATGGCGAAGTATTCTTCTGATTTTGCAAAAAACCCTAAGACCATTTCCCGCAAGGAATTAGCCACAAAACTAGAGCCTGGTCTTAATGCATTGTTCGGCACTGAGTATGATCCATACGTTGAGACGAAGACATGCCAGAAGATTGATGGTCGCAACGGCAAGCCTTGTGGTCTCCCGTTAGTTGGCAGACAAAAGAAGTTCTGTAGTAAGCACGTTCCAAAGAGTACCAAAGCATCAAGGAAAGCCTATGGCAAGAGATCGAAAAGACAAGTCAACAATCAGCTTTTATAACCGGATGGAACTCGACAGGCTAGATCCCAACTGGATTATTCCAACAGGGTATCCTGACCTGACAGGTTACAAAGAAATCGCGGTTGATCTTGAGACGTGTGATCCAAACCTTACTACCCGTGGCCCTGGTTGGGCCACGAAGGACGGGTTCATTGCAGGAATTGCCGTAGCTGCTGGGGATTACAAAGCCTACTTCCCTATGCGCCACCAGAACGGACACAACCTAGATCCCAAGATGACCATGCGTTGGTTCAAGCAACAGATGGATACGCCTAGGATTGATAAGATCATGCACAATGCAACCTACGATGCCGGTTGGCTACAGGCCGAGGGCATAGAGGTGAAGGGCAGGATCATTGACACCATGGTGACCGGCGCGATTGTGGACGAGAACCGGTTTTCCTACAGCCTGAATAACTTGGGCCGTGATTACATTGATATGCGTAAGGACGAGAAGGCACTCCGCGCTGCGGCCAGAGACTGGGGATTTGATCCCAAGTCAGAGATGTGGCGTATGCTGCCAATGGATGTGGGGGCGTATGCTGAACAGGATGCCCTGATGACACTGAAGATATGGCAGCGGTTAAAGATAGAGCTAGAAAAGCAGGAACTGTGGTCGATCTGGGAATTGGAAACCAGCCTCATACCCCTCATGATTAAGATGAGACAGGCTGGGGTTCCCGTTGATGTATCAAAGGCCGAGCAAGCTAGGGAAGGACTGACCAAAAGGGTTGATCAGATTAAGGGATCTATTAAGAATCAAACTGGGGTGGACATCGAGCCGTGGGCCGCGGCCTCTGTTCAGAAGGTCTTTGATAAGCTGAATCTGGAATACAAGAAGACGGAATCGGGACAGGCGTCTTTCACTAAGCAGTTCCTTAATCTGCACCCCCACCCCATGGCTAAAGAGATCGTTAGGCTGCGAGAGTTAGACAAGGCCAACACAACATTCATCGACACCATCCTGCGCCACGAACACAAGGGCCGCATTCATTGCGAGTTCCACCAGTTGCGGAGCGATGATGGGGGCACGGTTACGGGCCGGTTCTCCTCGTCCAACCCCAATCTTCAGCAGATTCCTGCGCGGGATCCGGAAATCAAAAAGCTCATACGGGGTCTGTTTGTACCGGAGCAAGGATGCAAGTGGGGATCGTTTGATTACTCCAGCCAAGAGCCACGGTTGCTGGTACACTTTGCTGCGGGTCTGAGCGATGATCACAAAGATCCTATGGTGGATGAGATCGTTAAGGAGTGGCAGATCCGCGATGTTGATCTGCACCAGATGGTTGCTGATTTCGCGAACATCACCCGCAAGGAAGCCAAGACCGTGAACCTTGGCATTATGTACGGCATGGGCAAGGCCAAGCTAGCCGACCAGTTGGACATTTCGTTGCAGGAAGCATCGGATTTGCTGAACACACACCAGACTAAAGTTCCGTTTGTTAAAGGCCTTGCAGGTATGGCGTCCAATACAGCCGCTAGAAGGGGCTCCATACGCACTATACTGGGCCGTAGGTGCCGGTTTGACATGTGGGAGCCAGTAGGGTGGGCATATAACAAACCTCTGCCTCTAAAGGAAGCACAAGAGCAATACGGCAGTGTGATGGGAAAGCAGATCAGGAGGGCATTCACCTACAAGGCGCTTAATAAATTGATACAAGGATCCGCAGCGGACCAAACCAAGAAGGCGATGGCCGATTGCTATGCCGAGGGATTGATTCCTATGCTCACAGTTCACGATGAACTATGCTTTTCGATAGAAAGCCAAGAGCAAGCATCTCGGATTACGGAGATCATGGAGACAGGTATGTCACACTTGTTAAAGGTTCCGTCGAAGGTTGATGAGGAACTAAAGGATAATTGGGGAGAGATCGAATGATCGAGAAGAACTTAAAGACAGTCGGGTTTAGCGACATGCACAACATGCAGGTCCAAGCGGTGCTGGAAGTTATAGAGAAAGCAATGCGCTTGGCCGTCATGACCGATGATGATGACATCATAGAGGAGGTAACCCACCATGTTAATAACATGGTGCAGTTGTTCGGTGGGCTAGGCGTTAAGGTAGATTGCTTAGAGGATTAGGGATTAAGACGCTGCTGTATCTCTTGGTCCTGCGGGTTAGGTAGTATTGATGGGCCTGGGGGCACGGTGGGTAGTGTTGGCAAGTTAAGAAATGGATTGGCAGGAGCCGAAGGTGAGTTAAGAAATGGGTTGGCAGGAGCCGAAGGGGTCACTATTGGTGTCGGAGTTTCTGGTATTTGTGTAGTGGTATCTGGATCTCTAACACCAGGGTCATCATCGGGGGCAAGAGAAGCGCCACGCATTAACTTTCTAATTTCGTTTATTCTTTTGCTTACAAGCCTAAACTCGTCTTGAGTTCCTGCCTTACGCATTTCTTTGCGGTTTTTAGAGCTAACTTTAAACGGATCAAACTGTCCACGCATAACCTTACGGGCGCTAGACCCGA